GCCCTTAACGCATTGCCACCCGTGCAGCCTTGATAGACAATTCGACCAGGAGAACCAACAATGAGCGCACTCAGCATCCAGCCAACCTTTCCGATCTTTACAGAGACGGATGGCTTGCCGTTGGAGAATGGCTACATCTGGATTGGCGCTGCAAACCTTGATCCCCAAGGCAACCCCATCAACGTGTATTGGGACGCAGCGCTCACCATCGCAGCACCTCAGCCCATCCGCACCCTCAACGGCTATCCATCACGCAGCGGCACACCTGCACGCCTGTACGTCAACAGCGACTACAGCATCCGAGTTCTGAATAAGAATGGAAGTCTGGTTTACAGCGCTCCAGAGGCGACAGAACGGTACAACGCATCCGTAATCACAAGCGTCAACGTCAATGCGGCTGACGTTGTGTACAACCCTCCAGGCACTGGTGCAGTTACAACTGACGTCGAGTCAGTGTTGAACTCGCAAATGGTCAACGTGTTTGATTTCCTGACTGATGCAGAAAAAGCAGATGTGCAGGCAGGAACGAAACTTCTTGATGTTGCTGCAGGCATCCAAGCGGCGTTCGACTATGCAAACAGCCTGCTTGAAATCTCTCAAGCGGCACCAGGCGACCTTAATCGCTTTGCCATCAAGGGTGTCTATTTCCCACATGGCGTCTACAGAGTTGACAGCGCATTGAACGCTTCTGGCTTCTCGATCATTTATGGCGATGAGGCGCGCATTGAGCAGAACACTGCGACTGAAGACATTTTGACTTCTGGTCGCATTAATCCTGTCACTGGCGCATATATTACTGGCGCTGCCTACTTTGTGGAAATCTACGGCATCACCTTCTTCGGTGGTCGTCGCCATATTGTTCTTGCGAACAACAACCTGGACGCAAACCAGTTGAGGATTCAGCGATGCAGCTTCTTCAACGCAGGCCTATTTGCAATTGATGTTGTGGCAACCAGTGGTCAGCTGAAAGTAGATGAGTGCAAATTCTCGAACAACTACCGCATCGCTCGTCTTGCCAACGACATGAAGGAGTTTTCGGATTGCTGGCTTGATGGTGCAAAGGCGAACACTGCCAACACCACGCAGATCATCAACGTCGGCGGCACTCTTTACTTCTACCGTTGCCTTGGATTGCCAGGTTCGCAGAATGCTGCGGTGTGGGTTGCTGATTATCAAAACCATGTGCAGATGTACAACTGCCGATGGGGTGATGAAGGTGGCAACGGCGGCTGGCCTTTGATCCACGCATTTGGCAGCCCGAACACCTCCACTCGATACAGCCCTGCAATCGTCATTCGTGACTGCTACACGGGCGGTGGGTTGGCTGCTGGACGTTCTGACTACTCGCTGGTCTACTTGAACTTCCCCGCGTCAGACGGCATCAAGCACGTTCCTCCGATCATCGTGATCGACAACGTGACCAAGGTGACATCCGTTGCTGCTATTGCTACGGCTATGACGGATTCTGAAATTAATGTTGCCGTCAATTTGAATGACGGCATGGCTTATTACTCGGTCGATGGTGTTCAGACTGAAACCTTTGGTCGAGGTTCTGCCGTACCTTTCCCGATCAAACAACGCAGTCTGCGTCGTACAGACATTAGCCTCAAGAGTGCTGTTGGTGGCGATGAATTGCTGTTCAGGCACTTCATTTCCAAGAACATGCTGAGCAACAACAACTCGGCTATCAACATCAAGTACAGCGGTGTGGTTGCAAACAATGCGAACGCAAAGGCTCTGCGCGTCAAGATCGACAGCTTTACGCTTCCGACCGCAACGTATACCCCGACAATCAGTGCGGCTCACACGTTCTTTGGTGAGTTGCAGATCATGGCGTTTGATGAGTACTCGCTTCTCATCAGCCATCGCGTTACAGATGAAACTGGCATCATGGTGTCGTCTCAAGAGTTTAGAGGCACTTTGAATCTTGTAACGACAGAGTACACGGTCAATCTCTTCACCACAGGCGGTGCGCTTGGGGACATCGAGATTGTTCAGCTTGAAGTTCAAACAGCAATCTAAGGAGTCCGATATGGCGCTGAGAAAATCCATTCTGGTTGATGGGAAAACCATCATCCAGTCATCCACTGGCGCTTCTGTCTTTGCAGGACAGCAGCAAACGCAAAAAGAGTTTTACATCAAAGTTGTCGAGGTCAGCGGAGACCAAAAGGCGGCGACCGCAAGAGTTCAGTTCGAGTCCGATGGAGGCCATCAGTTCACCAGGAACTTTGGTTTCTCCACAGACATGAATGGTAAAAATTTTGTTGCTAAGGCTTACGAGCATTTGAAGAGTCTTCCAGAATTTTCTGGTGCCATTGATTGCTGAGGTGAAACATGCTTAAGACCGTAACTTTCCCTTCAACGCGAGTTGGTGACCAGACCATCCTCAATGGCAATCTTGTCATTGGTACTGCCGGAAAAGGCATTGATTTTTCAGCCGCAGGCAACGCGCCAGGCGCAACAAGTGAAGTTCTGGATGATTTTGAAGTTGGCACTTGGATACCAACCATTGACCAAGGCGCAACAGGCATCACCTACAACTCGCAGCTTGGTGCATACATCAAAGTTGGTCGAATGGTGTTTTTGAAGTTTGCAATCAATGCTTCATTCACCAGCAGTGGTGCAGTTGGACGAATCGGGAACATTCCTTTTCAAAATTCAACTGATGCCGATGGCGGCTCTTGGCTTTCTCCTGGTCAGGGTGGTGGTTCTGCTCTTGGTGGAATCTCTACTCCAATCACTCCAGCAGGAACATTTCAGGCATATTTCATACGATCTGGTTCTGATGTTGTGTTGACTGGAGGGTCAAACATGGTCATCGAAGGCACAATTATTTACATGGCTTAACGAAAGGAAACATCATGTCTCTTGAGAAAAAAACATCAGTCGATCTGATCGAAGTTCTTGAAAACGGCGCTGTGCAAGTTCGCACGAAAACCGCCATTGTTGAGAATGGCGCTGTCATCAGCAGCGCGCTTCATCGTCACAGCATTGCTCCTGGCCAGGACTACAGCTCAGAGGATGCGCGTGTCCAGTCTGTGTGCGCTGCAGTCCACACCCAGGATGTGATTGACGCTTATCAGGCAGTTTCTGCTGCGCAAGGAGTTTGAGATGTCCAATAATTCTCAAATCGCATTCGCACCACTTGGCAACACAGTCGTCATCCCTGCCACCACTTCTGCGTCAACTGGCGTCCAGGCTCTGGTCTTTTCAAGGCTTGATGCTCAAAGCACAGGCCAGTATCGGATCATCAACAACAGCGCCAATACGGTGTTTCTGGGCGTTGGCCCAACTGCTGCGATTGCCGCAGCCAATGCTGTGGCTCCTGTCGCTGGCACACCTTCAGCGGCCATCGTGCTGGTGCCCGGTGCTGTTGAAGTGCTGCGATTTAATCGTGAGTCCTTCTTCTCAGGCCTGGCCCCTGCTGGCGCATCTACCGTCTACATCGTGCCAGGCGAGGGCATGTAATGAGCCAGGTCGATGCAACTGATGCACGACTTCAGACGCACGAAGAAATTTGTGCGCTGAGGTATGAGCAGATCAATGCGCGTCTCAAACGCATTGAGGCCATCATGATAAAGACCGCTGGCATCATGATTGTGTCGATGGCAGGGACAATCTTTGCCGCAATCTGGATCACAAAATGATTGCAAAAGACAAGATACAACATCTCGCAATGGGCGTCGGCTCGACTGTTGTCCTTGGCGCGATTCACTTCTTGCCCATTGGCTGGGCCGTTGTTATCGGTGGCATCGTGTTCGGCGTCTTCTACGAACTCCAGCAGTGGTATCGCAAAGAGGGACAACCTGACGTTTGGGATGCTGTTGCCACCGCGCTGCCTGGCATTGTGATTGGTTCTGCCTGGGAACTGCTGAAGGTGTAAATATGTCAGATCAAGACCTAACTCATGAGCTTGCGCTCATCAAGGAGCAGGCCAAAGTAGAGCTGAATAGATTGCAAGCGCAAAGCACAGCCAAAGAAGTCGCAGGCAAAGCCATCGGAGAAAGCGGACTCTTCTACATCACGCTGATTATCGTCATCGGCGTTGGCTCTAGCGTTGTGCTTGAGAATGAAAAGATCGCTGCTGTGATGGGCCTACTCGGTGCCGCATTGACCGCGCTCATCTCAATGCTTAACGGCATCGCTGGTGCAAGCACCAAACAGGAAAAGCCTGAATTTGAAATCATGAAGCAATTGATTGAGAAACTGGATCGTCTTGACCGACCAGAGCAGCCGATGCGCGTTGACGTTGAAGGCGACAAGGTGACGGTGCGTAAGGGTGACGATGTTGTCACTACGAAAAAGGAGTGAGCATGGACTGGCTTAAGCAGATCGCCCCAACGATTGCCACCGCCCTGGGCGGCCCACTTGCAGGAATGGCCGTTTCTGCAATATCTAAGGCCATTGGCGTGGATGAGGCCAAGGTGGGCGATCTGATCTCCAACAATAAGCTCACCGCCGACCAGATCGCGCAGGTTAAGCTGGCCGAGATCGAACTGCAAAAACAGGCGCAGGAGCTTGGCCTGAACTTTGAGAAGCTGGCAGTCGAGGATAGAAAGTCTGCCAGGGAGATGCAGGCCACTACTCGCTCGATGATGCCTCCTATCTTGGCTGGCGCTGTGACCTTTGGGTTTTTCGGCATTATGGTGATGATGTTCTTCAACCAGATCGACAGCAACAACCCAGCCATCTTGATGATGCTGGGTAGTCTAGGAACCGCCTGGACTGGCATCATTGCCTATTATTTTGGATCGTCTGCTGGCTCCCAGGCCAAGACTGATCTGCTCTCCAGAGCAAACAAGTGAGGACACCATGAAAAAGAACTTTGAAGCTGCACTGGCTGCCGTGCTGCACCATGAGGGTGGCTTTGTGAACCACCCAAAAGACCCAGGTGGCATGACGAATCTCGGCTGCACCAAGAAGGTCTGGGAGGAGCATTGCGGCCACGAGGTTGACGAGAAGACCATGCGTGCGCTCACGCCTGCCGATGTGGCTCCTCTGTACAAGACAAAGTATTGGGACAAGGTGCGTGGCGACGAGCTGCCGTCTGGTGTCGATTACGCTGTCTTCGATGCAGCCATCAACAGCGGCCCAGGAAGGGCTGCGAAGTGGCTACAGACGTGCGTTGGAGTTGAACCTGATGGTGGCATAGGCCCGAAGACTTTGGCGGCTGTGGCATCGTTTGACTCACAGCGGCTTGTCGAGGACTACTGCAAGCGCCGACTGTCATTCCTGATGTATTTGGAAACCTGGCCGACATTTGGCAAGGGCTGGGAAAGGCGCGTTGCAGATGTGCAGTCCAAGGCAATCCTCATGATTGCCTGAGACCTACTGCGTGGTCTTGCGATTGCGGCAGGCCTCACGCATCGTTGGGGTGAAGTCTGGATGAAACGATGCCAGGCTGCAGTCGATCATCCGTCTTTCAGGTGCGACTATTGCAGATGCTGCGATTAACACGATCCACATGCAGGTCACCAGCACCACGGCAAGCACCACCAGCATGACACTGGCCATCCTTTTCAGGTATCCAGCCACAGGGCTGGCAGGCAGTGGTTCAGCGTCCAGCATGACTGGCCTCCCGCTGCATAAGTTTGTAGAACCACTTGTCACCACGGCGCTGGCAGTCAATGTCAAAGCCGTTCTGCCTGAGTTCAGCCACGATGCTGTTCACAGCGCAGACGTTGGCCTGTTTGATGATGTCCAGGGTGGTGAACTCACCACCCTGAGACAGCAGATCGAGAACGCGCCCGAGGCGTTCACTTTTTTCAATGCTGGCGGCGTGCATGATTAAAAAGGCGTGTCCATCATGTCGTCAAACCCGCTGCTCTTTTTGCGGGGCTGTTCC